AATTTATTGAATACAATGGTCAGTTCAATTATAACAGAGCTTTAAATTTAGGGCTTAAATATGCGAAATCAGATATTCATATACTTGCAAATAATGATCTGATCTTTCAAAAAGGATGGTCACGAATAGGTGAATACATGAAAGCTAATGATGTCCATTCTGCTTCAGCTGTTACAGGTGACCGTTTTCAGGCAGGAATGATTTACGAGGGATATCAGGTCGGTAAAGTACTTCTGGGTTGGTGTATATTTTTAGATGACTTTGTTTTGCAGAAGATTGGCAAACTGGATGAGAGTGTTTCGTTCTGGTACTCAGATAATCTTTACGGGGCTCAGTTAAAAGTAGCAGGAATAAAACATGTTCTTTTTACTGACTTCAGGGTTGATCATTTAGGGTCATTTACATTAAGACAACTTTCAAATCGTATTCAGAGACATTTAGCACTTGACGAAAGACATATTTATAACGAAAGACAAAGATATTATGACAAGAGAATCGGATAATCCTATTCACAGGATATATAAAAAGAACTTTGAGTCTTTAGGTTTATTCTTTTGGGTTGAGGCTCAAAAAAGGTTACTGCCAACGATAACACTGGCTCAATCAATAGATCAGTATTACAAGTTCATTAATGAGCCGTATGATGTTAACGTGGCTATTGTTACAGTCTCAAGGATGCGATCTGAATATATTGATTTGAAGTATGATAATCATTGCGGTAACTCTACTGGAGGGAGTAAATTTTGTAAAAGAACCGTAGCATGAAACTACCCCGGCGCATAGCTGATATACTGAAAAAGAAACAAGCCTTTATTGATTCGCAGAGGGATAAACTGGAGTCAACGGTTATCCGTCTCCAGTCCCGTTTGTTTGATGATATACTTTCCGAACTGCTTCCCGAGCTTGATATTAAAGACGGGTTTATTCAGGACACGGCAAAAAACTACCGGCTGATGTCCGTATTGGATAAGACTTACAAGGACTTTACAGTTTATTCAAACTCGGTTGTTTTAGGGCAGATCGTAAAAGGAACGGCAAAGATTGCTGAACTGTCGGAGAATTATTTCCAGATCATCATGTCGGGTAATCTGCCGGAGAGATTTGATAAGATCATTAAGTCAACGACAAAGATGATTAATCTTCGCATGGGGCTTGACGGGGGTAAGTTAGTGAGTGGCGGGTATCTCAAATCATTCTTTGAGTCTAATACAGTTGGCACAGAGCTGAAGGAGATGACCGCTAAGGCCGTGACTTCAAATATGGATAAAAAGGAATATATCAAACTACTAAGGGATAAGATAACAGGATACGAAGGCAAATCGGGAATATCGGAACGTCAATACCAGCGGTTTGCCTATGACCTGTATCAGCAATATGACGCTGCATATAATAAGTCTATCGGTAACGAGTTCGGATATAAATATTTTGTCTATCAGGGCGGTTTGATAGGTGACAGTCGGGATTTCTGTGCTGCTCACAATAATAAAGTATGGTCTATTGAAGAGGCTGAGTCCTGGGCTGAGTGGACACCTTCAAAAGGTGAATATCCTGCCGGGTATGAAGTGAAGCAAAAAGATATTTACGCAGTCCCTTCTTATTTAGGTTATCCGGGTTATGATCCGCTTATTGACAGGGGCGGGTATAACTGCCGTCATGCACTCGGTTGGATACCCGATGACATTGCTTTTGATATGCGCCCTGACCTAAAGGAATAGTCGCAACCCCGCACTAATTCGCAATTAACGTTTTGTTATAATTATTTATAACTCTGTTTCTTATTTTTACACTTATTAACGATAAAATTAGTTAACATGGCTACAAAAGTAAATAAGGTTGAGATGATTCTTAAGAACGGCAATCCTATTCTTGTTGCTGAACACATGGTCAAAGAGTTAACTCGTTTTGGGGCTTCACTCGCTATATCACGGTCAATAAAGACCCCTCCGAGGGAACTGCTCAATATGCCACAGCCTCGGAAAGTAGTCATTCCTGCACTGGCAGAAACGAAAGTCATTGAACCGGCACCCATTCCCGCACCAATACCAGAGCCACAGGCACAATATCCCGATAATCCAGAACCTGACACGGTTCAACCAATAGAACCTGTTAAGAAGGTCGTTAAGAAATCAAAACGCAGAAAATGAAAGAACTGAAATCAAAGAAAACAGGAAAGATACAGATTGTCACAGAGGAGGAATACGCTCAGATAGTTCGCAAACCGGAGCTATTAAAACGTTTCGTGGTTACAGACGTGCGTTCCCGTCCGGTGACCAGTTCCGTGATTCCTGAAGTTAAAATAAAACCCAAAACGAAAAAATGAAGGCTGAAGAGCAGACTAAATTAAATGAGACGTTATCAAAAGTCTTTAAACTTGATCAGGAGCAGTTGGCCACACTCTATAACGAGGCCGGAGATTTAACAGACTTAACCGCAGTTATCCAGGCTGATGAGAAGCGGATTGCAAAGTTCGCTACAGACAAGACTTCTCAGTATAACAGAGGCATAAAAGAAGGTGCCGAGAAACTTGAGAAGGCACTGAAGGAAAAGTATGACGTTGAATCTGATCTGATAGGAGTAGAGTTGTTTGAGTCGATTGTTTCTGCACAGGTTGAATCGGTACAGAAGGCCAGTCCGAAAGACATCACAAAACATCCTGAGTATGTCAAGTTGGAATCCAGCATAGATAAAAAACTTAAGGAACGTGATAAGGAATGGCAGAAGAAACTATCGGATCGTGAACAGGAGTTCGGGCGTGAGAAGCTCTTTGAAAAGATCAAAGACCGTGCGCTTGTAAATCTTGAGTCACGTAAGCCGATATTACCGGCAGACCCGAAGAGAGCTCAGGTATGGAAGGAGACCTACCTTAATGAACTCCGACAGGGCAATTACCAGGAAGGCGAAGACGGAATGTTTATTGTTCTGGATAAAGAGGGTAACACAATGAAGGATTCGCACGGTAATACTGTCACTTTTGAAGAGTTTGAAAAAGGAATATCCGATAAATACTTTGAGTATCCGGCAGCACAATCACGTAGTTCATCCGGCAATCAACAGACCTCGCAACAGTCACAGGTCAATGATCCGAGAACAGCCGATGAGGCGTGGGCAAAACTGAAAGACCCAAAAATCACTCCGGCAGATCGTAAAAAGTTCACAGAGATTTACGAAAAACTTAAAGGAGGAAAATAAAAATGAGTCTTGAAATCACGTGCGGATACCTGCACACAATACAGAGGATGGCCGATGATATATGGGCCGACCCGATGAAAAACAATGACATGATAGCTGATACGATCACCATGAAAGCTATCCTGGAGAATCAGTCTGTCAGCTTTGGTGAACTGACAGGAACAAAGAAAAACGAGCTTCGTGTGGAATGGCTTACGGCCTGCGACCTTGAGGCCACAGCCTGTACCGATGATTGCGATATAAGCGGTGACGATGCTTCGCCTGCGTGCGAAGACTATGAGATTGACTGTCTTTATGAAGTTTCATTCAAAGTACCTCTGCGTCATTACAGGGATCGTACTATTGAGATGCAGCAGTCAATAGCTTTTCAGAAGCTGATGGCTATGAAGACACTTGACAATCAGCTTGCTCAGTATGCCGGCGCAGGGATACTTGCTAACCTCGGGGTCAATGCCTTCGCCGGGGGCGTAGGGACAGTTGCAGGCACAACGACTACGATAGCCGCTCAGTACTGGGATGACTCAATATGGGGTTACTTTGATCAGACCCGCCGGCTGAATAAGATGCGCAACGTGTATATCATAACCGGTAATAACTTGTATCAGTTGCTCTTCAATCGCACCCTTGAGGCTTCTAATGATAATGGTAGCGGTAACTTCAAAAAGATACAGCAGTTCAGAATCTATCAGGACCCGGAGAATGTGGAGACTTACGATGCTTCGGCAACGTTCATGATCCACAAGACCGCTCTTGCTTTCCTGAATAAGGCATGGAATAAGATTAATCCTATTAATGCCGAAGTTAAGGCCGGTCAGTACTGGGAGTGGAGCGAGGAATCAAAGAACCTGCCGGGCGTGTTCTACGACTGGATCATGAAAGAGACCTGCGAGGGCGATGAGTTCTATCAGGCTTTCAAAGTAAAGGTTCATGGACTACTTGCTGCCAACCCGCTGCCATGTGATGAAACAAACACGGGGATTTTGAAATTTGAATGCGCTTAGGATTTTAACGAATTGTTTTTAACATAAAGATAGGGTACTTGTAATTTAGCGAGTACCCTTTTTTACTTAAAATTTATTAAAGTGAGTGTATATGTTTGTTTATCAGAAACCATAGGCTTAACGAGGAAGACGGACGACTGCGTATCCGGTTATAATGCAGTTTATTCAAACTCTGATTCCGGTCTATTCATTGATGAGCTTCCGGGAATGTCGCTTCGCATCCTTAATTCAACGGGTGGCAATTACTCTATATGGGAGAAGATGGTCAACGCCCGTGAGAACGCTGTCAATGCCTTTAAGATTGATGTCATGCGTGAGATCCTTAAGACGAAGGAACCATCACGACATCGGTTCATTGGTGATATAGGCGGTAAGTCGTTCACTACGAATATGTCCGATGATACATACCAGGGATTAGTTATGTATTCAGATATCCGGGGCGGTAAGTTTAATCTACGTGGCGTTACGCTGATCCTTGACACTACAGAGGCCGTTAACCTGAACATATATACCGGAGTGGACGACGAAGACGGCGGGGCGGCTATTCATACCATTGCACTTACTTCACTGGCAGGACGGCCTAAATACAATGCGATAACACCTATTGAACTGGACATGGAAGGCTATCTGTATTTTCTTTACACGACTGCCGGAGGGTTGCCTAAAAACAATAAGATAACGTGTAACTGCGGGGGATATAAATGGTGTTTTGATCCTGATCATCCTTGTTACCGCTATTCACGGGAGAAATGGACGGAGTGGGCTATGGTCGCCGGTACGCATGGGGCGGACTTGACTATCCGTGACGACTGGGGGACGGCACGTGAGGGGCGGGGTCTTATCCTTCACGGTGACTTTGAATGTGATGTGCTTGAGATGCTCTGTTCTGATAACGCTGACTGGACACAAAACCTTGTTGATGCTGCTATTGCATGGGCTATCGCTTATAAGGCAGGGTCGTTCCTTTCAGCTTATATCATGGACTCCGAGGAGGTCAACCGATATACACTTTTGGGCGTTGAGGGACTGGCTCAGAATATTCAGTACTACGAAGCTAAGTATAAAGAGATGATTGAGTTCATCGGTGAGAATATAGAAGACGACCGAAATGAGTGCCTTAAATGCAAAGACCCGCATGAGTTTAAGAGAATAGGACAGATGTTATGACCTTTCCTGAATTAGATAAGAAGTTTGATAACATTGTTCGTGGTTT